GAAGCTTCAGCTCTGCCTATAAACAAAGTGCAAACTTTTTCACCACCCTGGTTCATCAACTGGAAAATTCTCGGCTTTTCGTTCGAGGTATACCTTTTTAATCGATTTGGGGTTAAAGTATTTCCGAATAGTTTCATCTACAGTTGGAATATCGAACTTCTTGCATGAAAAGACATCTAGGTACATATCGTCAGTTTCTTCTACAAAGTGGGCACAAATATTCGAGGTCTCAATGAGTTGTACGAGTGTATATCCTTTTTTGTTTCCAGACCCAAACATGACAATTTGAGGCATGCCGTATGGTACCATATCGATGCGCTTAACAAGCTCGTTATTGAATGAGTGAATATTTACGGCACAACGAATCGACCGCGGAGCACATTTTGAAATATCAGCAATCAAATGGTACCCCCAGCGATTAATAGTAGTCATTAACTCTCAAAAAGAAATTCTTTCTCCGCTTAATAACATAAATAAACAATGTTGATGGTCGTGTATGCAGCTGTTCTTTTCTTCGCGCTAGTCCCTGGCGTCCTCCTTTCGCTGCCCTCGGCGAGTTCGTCCCTGCAGACGCAGGCCGCAGTCCACGCTGTCGTCTTTGGTGTAGTCTGGATGTTCACTCACCGCCTTGTGTATAGCGCTCTAGGCGGCAAGTAAAACGAATAAATGTTTTACTGATTTAAAAAAGAAAAACATGGAAGAAGCTCTTTTCCACGAATATCGTCAAGAAATTGATAATCTTCGACGGGATAGAGTTGTGGCAACCATAAAAGAAAAACATCCAGAGTTCAGAGAGTTTACGGATGAAAAGTGTCTCAAAATTTACGACGATTGCTTTTCTTTACGCCAATCTTTGATTGGAAGCAAAGGTGCAGGCGGATTCTGGGAACGGATAGGTGAAAGGTTATTTACTGAATTTGGAATGAAACGGCAAGTACATATTAAGAATGATGGAATTATATGTGAAAGTGGCGGTCACCATATTGTAGATATAGTGCTTGGGAATCCAGTTGTTGGAGATAGTATAACTAACTATATAGTTATCTCCTGCAAAACAAGCGCTAAAGACAGATGGGCACAAGATGGTTGGACTCTTGTGCATCGTCCAAAACTGTATGTTCTAATGGTCGTAACAGATGATTATCCTTGCAGTCAGAAATTTGAGGAGTCAGAGATACGTAAATTATATACGCTGAGTCCTAAAAAGATCGACGATAGAAAATACAAGTTAAAAATGGAGGAGTTAATAGAAGAAATCAGACGGATCGTATGAATTCCCATTTGAGATAATCGCAAATCTTCTGCCAGATTTCGTCATGCGAAATAAGGCGGTCGCGGCTTTTAAGCAAAGGAAAGTATACCTTATATTCATCTAGTTCAAGAAGTTCAAAGAATTTATAAAGAATGTAAGAATACGAAAGAAAGTTTGTTCGATCATCGGGACAGTAAATTAAAAAAGGAGCTTGTATTTCCTGAAACATTGTTCGTATTTTTTCTTCAATTTCGGGAGTTATTGTTGGAGGAGGATTACCGTTTAGTCTAGAAATTATATGTGTTCCGTGCTCATAGTACTTTGACCTTCCGATCTTTTTCAAAATTTCACGAATTTCCTTTTCGCCTAATTCTGCAACATTCTGAATTCTGCGTTTCTTTATTTCGCAAATAACTTCATTCATAACTTCTACGGGAATGATTGTTGATTCCTTTCCCTGAAATTGGTTGAGAATTTCATTAAGATGGTTGATTTTTTTGTAAGCGTAATTATTGCGTTCTTTAGGAGGATCCCTGAATGAAGGAACATCTGAAACAACTAACATATACTCTTCCGAGCCGCAAGAAGGACAATAAAGAACACCTTCTTCAGAAGACTCTTCTCTTGCAACATTGCACACATTACAGTGTTCACTAGGAGCTTCTTTAACATCAATTGGCCCAGTATTCAGTTTCATTCGCGATGAGAATTCGTCTAACAAAGTTTTCTTAGACGTTCCGACCATTTCAGAACTATTTTGAGTAAGAAACTTGACAAATGTTTTTTGATCGGAATTACTTATTCCGTTCTGAGTTTTTTCACCGCCTCCGTAATACTTTAGCATGATGTCTGCATTTTTAACATAGTAATCAATAACTGGAGATTTAGTTTCTAATTTTTCTAATAAACTTTTTTTCTCTTCAACAAACCGAGATGAAATAAGAATATCATCTAGCGAATTTGAAAGTTTATTTAATTCTTTATTTATTTCTTCCAGACGTTCGGTGATTTTTTCAGGGTTGTTTTCTTCATACTGAAGAGATGTAACAATCGACTGGTGCAGTGAATCCAATGTACCAGTCGTTATTTTTTTTGAAAAGGGAGTTTCTCTGACCCTCTTAATTCTGAAAATATCGTTCATTTTTAATTTAATACAACTGAAAGTCTAAATCTTATTCAATACCTTGCTGTTGTAAATGCGCGGTCGTAATAAAGTGAATAATTGTTTCCGTAGTAAGCAGTGTTGTAAGTGCCGTATATGCATATCCAGTATAGTTTGAAGCCATAGTTTGCTTATCCTTTTCTACATATGTTGGAATAATCCAGAACATAAGACATGCGTATAATGTAGTTATAATTATTAGCAAAATTGCAGAAGTCCAAATAAGAATACGTCTTATAGATGCCATTTACTTTACCATTAACATAAAAACCAGAAGGCCTACTGCCACAAGTGTAGGAAGTATGGTTTCACTATTTTGATTTTCAAAATTTTCAGAAGTGCACTGTGAAACATCTACTTGCGTGCAATTTGTTGAGTTGTAATCAGGGCTTAGACTTGTTGTCAGAAAACGTGCAGATGCGCCAGTAGTGACGTCGCACTTGTAACATTCACATTTTGGGGAAGAATCTGCCATAAGAGCTTTCATCATATACATCGGATTTAGCCCTTCAATATCTCCAATGACTCCAGGGATAAGGCCATTAACTCCAGATCCAAGCTCGCTCATTCCTGCAGGAAGAATACCTGCGCCATTTGGCTTGTTGTTAATATAGTTGTAGCGCGATTGCGAAGAACCGTCGGGAGCAATACAGGTTCCGCCAGTGTTTACAAAGAATTGGTTTCCAAGAGGCGGATCACCATCAATCATTGTAGAAACATACGTCCCAATGCCGCCCAAGTTAGTTCCAAGTTGATGGAACGTTCCATCCGATCCAATGCCTAGAGAAGATGGGCCAGGAATGTTGTCGACATAACTGTATGACGGTCCCATCAAATCATTCTGAGCACTATCTTCATTATTAGAAATATCAGACCATAGAGAGTTGGAGCCTAGATCGCTCATTATCTCTATTATGCAGAATTAATGCAACTTGTTTCTCGAAACTCTTGTTCGAAAGAGCACATGGTCTTTGTTTCAGAATAATGTGACGAAGAGTTTCAAAAGGAAACCCAAACTTCTTGCATGCAAATAACAAAGCCATAAATCCGCTGCGGTTAATTCCGCACTGACAATGAATGTAAATAGTTCGGGATTCAGGTTGTTCCAAATATTTGTTAATTGTTTCTTCAAAGAGAGGATACCATTTCATAATATCTTCACTTAAACTGTCAATAGCTTCTAAACAAATATAACTAGAAGGATGCTTTTCGCGAAACCAGCTGGGGCTATCCTTATCAAATGCGCAATTTATAACATGTGTTATATTATGCATTTTCACGAATCCTGGGCTCAAGTAAATCCCTGGCCCAAACAGAATTCGCGGATGAATTTTAGCTGGTGGTTCATTCGCCCAACCTCTACGTTTATTTAGCCAGCTCATTGCTTAGTTAATACAAATTACTTGCTCGAAAACGAAAACAATTTAGTATGGTTAAAATTCAATAACAAAATGGCGTTCGAGACGTGCTTTAGGAAGGGATTTCACTTTCACAGGGCAGAGATTTCGAAGCATGGTAAGGTGATTGCTAAGTCGAGGAATAGGATAGGGTCTCGTGCTCGCGGATGCGGGTGGGGAGACCAGACAATTCATGCAGAACGTGCAGTCGTGAAAGATCTAGGCGATACTTCACGACTTCGCGGGTGTGTATTGAAGGTCATTCGCATAACTCCTGACGGTAGAATCGTCAACTCAAAGCCGTGCGACAGTTGCATAAAATTCTTAGAAAAGTGCATCAAGAAGTATGGGCTTTTAAAGGTTCTTTACTCAAACGAGTGCGGAACCGAGAGTTCCTACGACATAAGCAATGGCCACTGCCACTGCCGCTAGAATAGCGGCGCCCATGTACGAAGGCACACCGCCTGCCGTATAAGTATTTGGAATGTACTGCAAAATCAGACTGCGAGGTGTCGAGAGCGACACAATCATCGCGGCCAAGAAGAAACCGAAGTACATTACCAAATTTTTAAATGCGTACCGAATTGTGCTAAACATATGGTAATTGCTTTTGAGAGTTGATGCTGGCTTACTGGGCGCTGAACCGATGGGCGAAATAAAAGGGTCACCTCCCCCAGTAACAATTGGCGAAAAAGTAGTCGACTGCGGCAGATTCTGAACAGGCCCCGATCCAAGAAGGTCGCTCAAATCAGTTGCTCCGTCCGCCATTTATTTAGAAGACGGTAAATCACATTGAGTATCCTCCGCAGTATAGATATAGCACTTGTTTCCAAACTTGACTGGCTTATTTACGTAATCAGAAACACTGGATTCTAGCTTATACTTATACTGAAACGGCTTATGCAAAAACATTACAGTTACACCGAGTCCAATAATAAACGAAAGAACAGGACCAGCTTTTTCGCTCCTGAATATTTCCAGAATCTTCATAAACATCCCTTGTTAAGCACATGGAACTTCTTTTGCATTCAAGTGAACACAGCCGAGAGGCGTATTGAAGTTGTTTTCTTTACCTGGCTCTGGCTTTCCTTCCTCGATTCTCGCAGGAGGAGTAAATACCGAAACAGCAAGAAGACCAACTAAAGCTCCTACAAATACCCATAGAAGAGACAGCATCTATTGTTATTTAGAACTATTTTCAAGTTCGATAACTCTAGCACTTAGCTGTTGTACTGCTTTAATAAGTGGACCTATGAGTTCATCGTATCTTATTCCCTGAATACCATTTATTCCGTTCGGTAAAGGAATATCTACTGGCACTGGTACATCGTTTGGGTCAAATGGATTTGCTTTGAAGCCTTTAGCAACAGTAGGTATATCATTTACCCGTATATGGATTCCAGAATCAATTCCTAACTCGTCTAGAACACTTTTCAGTTCTTGGGCTATGAGTCCCTGGTGCACTCGAACACCAGGCGAATTTGATGGTAAAGGTTCTCCGTCTGGAGATGTTAATTCTTGACTCGTTCGGTCTTTCCATTGGAACTGAACTGGCCTGAGTTTATTAATAAAATCTAATCCAAGAGGCGTATCTTCTACATTTGTTTTTAAGCGAGCATCTGAAGCTTTATTCATATAATAAGTTACTTGACCACTCGTAGGATCGTATATTAAATTATAATCTGTGGTTGAAGTACTTGGTGCGATTGGTTTAATAAATAAGCCAGCCGTTGGAGCAGGCAATTGTATAAAAGTAGAGCCAGTAAACCCACCTCCTTGAATTGCAATAGACCCAGCCGCTTGAACTCCACTGTTTTGTCCTACATTTCCAGCCTGTGTTCCAATTGCTATTGCGCTAACC